GGCACTTACGATTTAATATAATTAAAACTTATCCAGTGACACGATCAATGATAACGCCATATTCTGCGCCATCATACTTGTCATCATCGTCTGGTAAGCAACGGAATTGAACTGGGAATGTAGTTGCTGAATCACGCTTTAGGCTGTGACTTGTAACTTCAATCTGGACAACTCTGCGAGCTACATAAACACGCTCAGTGCGAACTGCTGCTGAAGCTGATGTTGCTCCTGTTGGTGTACCCGATGCTGAAATTGTAAGATTTCCAGGGGCATTACCAACTGCAACGAGGGAACGCTCTACTGGAGCGTCTCCAAGTGATCCTGCTGCAATGCTTAGTTGTGCTGAACCTGTACTAGTACCACCAGTATATGTTCCCGTAAGAACATTTGATGCTGAACCAACAGAACCGCTGTATGTAAACTGAGATTCTTGCTGACCAAAAACTAAGTTGAGGTTTTGAAGGGTTCCTTCAGATAATTCAGTCTTAAGCATTACCTTAATTGTTGACTTGAATAGACGAGCTGCATCAAGCAACTGGTCAACCATCACATCGTTATAACCTGGTTCGTAAGAAACTTCAAGACCGTTGTTAGTGTAACCAACATCTCTCCAGTTAGTTGCATCACCAAGTAGTTTTGCCCTAGCACTTATTGATGCTGTTGGGAATAAAGCTGATGCTCGTGTATCTGATGGTCGGTTATTTCCAGTACCGTTTGAAACAAACAGCTGGGCTGCACCGACAATAATATTTTTTACGTCTGCTGCCATTTTTTTTCACCTCTTTTCTTTTTTTCAAGAATTGGTAAAATTCACTTCCTCATATTTATTCTATCCTAAATGAATAAAAAGACAAAATTAAGTGTATCTACCATCACTATCTAGTTTTCTAGTGTAAGATATATGTAATTTGACTTCACCCATCATAAATCCGCCTTCACTAGCAAAGTGTTGAGGAGATACTACGGAATCAAGATTGATATAATGAAAATCATAATATCCAGATTTTCCAGAATATGAATTTACATCTCTAGCAGAATCATCAAATCTTCTAAAAACATCTTTAATCATTGCAACAATTTGATTAATTTTATCATTATTGGGAGAAACTATTGAATAAGTAATTATTTGATTAGATATCCACCAATGCTCTTCTGCTGGTAATTCTTCATAGTCATAAATTAAATATGTTTGACCTGGAAGCAAATTATTAAATTCTGGAATTTGTTGGGCTGGTACAACTGGAATTAAATAGTCAGTAAATCCATCAGCAATGTAATCGTTTGGATTTAATACTTCATAGTCTACCAATTTCTTCCACAAATAAGAGTTTATATCATAAACTGGATGAATATTGTAATTAACCATTATAACTCAACAACCCCTTGTGCATACTTTTCTGTAACAACCCTGATAGCTTCTCTTGCAGCATTCTTACCCGCACCCTTAGCGTTTAAAGATCTAGTTACAGACTTCTCTATATCGGAAATTAATCTTGATGAATAAATTGTAGGTTTCATTTTTGTCCTATACCAAGATTCAGCAAATTTCTGGAAAGATCCAGTTGTTGCCCTTCCCCCAGGGTTCATAATTTGAACTACTGTTTCTGGAGGAAGAAAATGAATTTTATTGTCTGATTTTGAAAAGAAAACTATATATTTTTTTGTATTAAAAGTAACTGGCTTTCCAGACTCCATAACTTCTGCTTTATTTGCAAAAATGCTTTTTGAAGAAACAGATCTTTTTCCCTTAGATGATTTAAATTTTGGAGAAATTGGAACAGGCTTCTTAGATTTTTTATAATCAAATTTTACAATTAAATTTCCAGCAGTAATTCTTTCCTTTTTTATAGTATAAAGTTTTTGTGCTGAGTTTCCATTGGCACCCCACTCATAAACATGAAAATATTTTTTAGGATTAGCTTTTGATGCCATAGCAAAATCTTTTACAAATCTTTTTGAGGTAATAGTGAAAACAGCTTTTGCAATTTGATTTTTGCTTGATGGGGAAGTAATTTCCTTAGTACCTAAAATTTTATTATCAATTTCTTTATAAACTTTATCCATTCCCTTAAACTGCAATGATATCATTATTTTGAACCTGTGCCCTTCGTAGATTACACTCATAATAAGAAACATGACCAAAAACATCTAAAACAGGGTGCATAGAAACAATATCAAAAACTGTATCTTCAAGACTTATCTTATCATACTCTAAGAATATTTTTTCTCCATCTGCTGCGGTAATTCCACTAATTCTAAAACGCTTACTTAATCTTTCTGGTGATTGCATTTTTACATCTAAATTTTCGGAATATCCCGCTGCTCCGACAGCATATGTTTTGCTGTCACCAGTTCCTTTTCCAGATTTATTTGCTGGAACCATAGCCCTACAAATAATTGTTTTATCATAAACCCATTGACGAGTCACGGCACCACTATCTGACTGGTAATTTTTTTGTACATAAACATCTGCAGTCATATTCATAAACGTAGATATATATGAATTAAGTTGAAACAATGACATTTAAATCAACACCATATTAATGTTTCGGTATGAGTCTAGTATCCCGTCCACAATTACGTTTCCTGTGCCATTAAAGGCTCCCTTAGCTAACTCAAACGATACTTCTGCTAGTGTTACCTTGGACAAATACTTAGTTCTCCAAGATGCATCATTTGACAATAAATCCCCGCATAGAAGCATTGTGCATAATTTGATATCTGGGGGTACATAGTTGTATCCAAATTTTCCTACAACTTTGTATCTTGTATGATTTCTAAATGAACCATAATATAAAACTGTTGGATCTACCTGATTATCATACCTTGTATCTGCATAGATATTATCTAGTTTAATTCTAATGGCTTTTCCAGTTTGAGTTAGTTCTACGTCATATCCAAATACATTATAAGTTGGACTTATTGTATAATCAAGTACAAGAACTCCATTCTCGTAAACTTTATCGACTGTTATCATTCTTTCAGTTAGCTCTAGTGCGTCAGATCCATTGCCAAACTGTTCTTGATCGTCATACCTTGTTCCAAAATCTTGACCAGTATAATTATTAATCATTAATCTTGCAATATGTTCTGCTAAAACAAGGTCACCTTCTGAGTAATAATTTAAGTCTGAAGGTCTTGCACCAATTTTATAATAATCTGCGATATCACTAGTTAATGCATATGGAGTTACAATATTTGCATACTGTACTTGATATGTAGATGCTCCATTAATTACATAACTCCAATTAACATTTAGAACTCTATTTATGTTAGTAAAGTTAGGTTGTAAATCAAATGTGTACCTTCCATCTGGCGGGGCACAAAATGCTGAACCTGATGTAATTGATGCAGAGGTATCTGCATCTGTAATAGTTACAAACACAGTACCATCCGCATTTGAAAGATATCCGTTTTTATAAATATCTAATGTTAATGTCTGTAGCGTTCCGTTATGAATTTGTTGCAATTCAGTTCCTCCAACAGATTAGCGGTAGAATTCCTGGGCTTCCCTAGGTGTCGCTAATCTAAAACCTTGATGTAGGTCAAAGATGCTTTGAGCTTGTGAAACTCGCATTGGAGAGAATGGATGTTGCTTGGTAAATGTGAATCCCATAACCTCATAGCTAAAATTATCTCGGTCCATCTTGACCAAAACAATTTCTTCATTTTCAATTCCTTTTACTGGTTGTGACCTTGGAATTGTTTCTTCTTCAACCTTTTCACTTTCAAAAAATCTTTTATAAGTGTCATATGTGACACCTTCTTCTTCTAGTAAAAGAATTAGTTGCTGTTTTGTAGTCTTTGGTGGCAAATCTACCGCAAAAGATTCTGCAATTTCTTTTAATTCTTTAATTTTTAGAGTATCAAATGACATTTGATTCCTTTCTTCTATATCCCTATTATACCAAATATTTTAAAAAAGAGTAAAGGGGAGCATTTCTGCCCCCCTTTATTCTTAATATTGTTAATATTAGAATGTACCAAGTCCTGCTGGATTTGATCCACCTGGCTGGAAGTTAACCAAGGAGCCTCTTGAGGCATCTGGGTTAGTAGTACCAGAATTGTTAGTTGTACCAAGGGTCGAGCCAACTGGAAGACCAGTGCCAGAAACCTTAATGTTCTTAACAATAACGTGTGCATCATAGTTTTCGATTGCACAACCAACACGGATAAAGAGAGTGTACTCAATTGTATCCTTCTTTGGCTGGAACAGACGATAAACAACAACATCACGCTTGATACCAATAATGAAGTTCTGTGGGAACGTCAAGTGTAGATCTCCGTGAAGACCACTTGGGCTACTGTAGTCACCTGCAAGAGTCTCATCCATCAACGGTACGTTGATGACTGGGATTCCAAATGCAAATGGGGTTACAGTTCCTGGACCACCATCATTAGCAGCAACATCGCCACGAATGATACCTGAAGAGATATCAAATGGGAGGAAGTTGTTGCTGGTGTTTGTCAAGTTGTACAAGTAATCCTGAGCCAGATTCGATCCAACGAAGAATCGAAGTTGGTTACGGCGTTGCTTGTACTTACGAGGCAAAGCCTTGATAGCAGCGTTAAATACACCCTTGTCTAGACCATATCCTGCAGCATCAACAACGTGTGCCTTTGAAGTTGCAAGGGAACGGAATCCGTTAAATGCATTCATAAGACCTGCGGAAGTGCTACTCTGGTAGCCAGTTCCGTTGATCAATACATCCTCAACATCGTTACCCGCTTGGGTAGCCATGAGGCGGGCAATGTGATCTTCTAGATCTGGACCTTCAATATTATCTTCAAGTGCTTCTGCAGAGATTTCCCAATCAAGGCGCAATTTGCGAGTTGTAAGAGAGATCTTTGAGAATGTAGCTGGGGACTGTGTAAATCCACCATTGTTACCTGTGTAATCTGCTGGACTATCTTCTGTAGCGACTGTCATAATTCTTTGACCCACTGCAACACGATCAATTTCAGTTGTGTTTGAGCGCATACGGATTGTACGAGCTTGCTTTGCTAAAATTGTAGCGTCCCACATGTAGTCAAGGAATCGATTAGCCTGATCTGGATAGAGAAGACCTGAACCGCCCTTAGCAGTAATACCATCTTCACCTGTTGATGTTAGATTTGCGTTTACACCTAGCTGACCTGTATCGGATACAGTACCAGAAAGTGCTTTTTGTAAAAGTTCGTTACTCATTTTTTTTTCACCTACCTTTCAAATAGGAATTTTTTATTTTTGTTTGGACTATAAGTCTTGGACTCCGAGGAAGTGTCCTTGCCATATACTTGTATTTTTTTCGATCTTTGTGTCTAGTTTGTCCAAATCGCCAGACTTCTTGATTGCTGTGTCATTTTCGTACATAGCAAATCTGTTATTTGTCTCGGATAGTGTGTTTTTTAACGCACCCACGAGTTCTGTAAGAGTATCAATTGATTTCTGCATGTCCTGCTTTTCAGCTAGAACTGCATCAAATTTCTTAGAGAGTTCTGAGGATTCTACCTCAAAAGCTTTGCGAATTTTATCCGCATCATCTTTTGTCTCTATAATACTCTTCTCAAGCTTTTGCCCAACAAAGTCTTTAAGGTCAGTTACCATCTTAGTAAAGTCTAGTTCATCGACCTCAACCTCTGCGATATCGGCAGCAACATCTGTTGCTTCCTCATCTTCAACAACTTCATTGATTTCTTCAGCTTGGTCGTATTCTTCTAGTTCTTCTTGGCTTAAATCTGCCACGATACTACCTCCTTTGCTGATTGTATTTTTTTTCTTCTTCTTGGCTTTTGTAGTGCCAATATTGTTTCCCGCCTGATCTGGATACAAGTTAATTGTATCCTCAGAGGTAACACTTAGTGGGGCGGATGGGGAATCTGTAGTTCCATTTGGACCATGTGTTGGACCTGGAGCATCATCTTTTTTAAAGTATGAATCTACTACTTTTTTGATAGAGGAATTTTTTTCCGTATCATATTTCTCAACCCATCCGATTGTTTGCATAGAATCTCCGCAAACACTGCAATTCTTTACTTCTCCAGCATATGCTGTTGCAATCTGATCTGATTTGCACCAGAAAACATTTTCTGTTTCAAGCTCTGCTGCCATACCCTTGAAAATTAACTCGTCACCGCTTTTTTGAATAGAGAAAATATTAGCCAAAGGGTTTGCGGGATTATCAACAAGACTTAATTCTTGCAAGTCGTATGCCTGAATTATTCTACGCTCTTCATCTGCCTCGTCATCACCTTTTTCCATAGATGCTTCAACAATATTTCCACCAATAGAAAAGCCAGTAAGGGTGCCATCTAATACTTTTTCCCAAGTATCCTGAGCACCTTTTGAAATGTAAGCTTCTACAAAAACACCTTTGTGATTACTACCAGATTCGGCATCATAAAAATCTTCTTCATTAAATGACAAAACTTTACCAACAGCAATAGGCTGATGCATTTCTCTTAGATTTCCACGAAATCTTTCAAATGCTGCTTTGCTTGCATCTGATGTAATAACGTCTCCATGCTTATCTAAATTGTCTAGAGTTGCAAAGCCAGAGACAGTTCTGTTCTCTTTATCTACTTTGGCAATGGGAAAGGCAAGGTTCATCTTTCTATTACCATTGGACCAAATTGATTTTTCAATATTCATATTACTTAAATAATACCAACTATATTCCATAATACAAAATTTGTGGTATTATACCTTTCTTAAGATTGGGTTCTTCCCTCGCCCTTTGGGTTTCTTGCTTCTCCTTGAGTATCTGTTGCATTAATTTTTCTTTTTTGATCTCTATCTCTAGTACCATTTTCTTGAGCTTTTTGCTCTGCTGCAGCTTGCCCACCAATAACCAATGGCTTATCCCCATCCTTTGTTGGTGGAAGACCCTTTCGTAGTCTAACATCATTAGGAACAATAACTTGACCCTTTAGGTAAACATCATCAATTCTTGCTTGAGTTTCTTCATCAGTAAGTGTGAGTTCGTTAAATGTAAGAAGGAATGCATCTGTTATTTCAGAGATAACTTTCTTAAGTTTGTGTTCAATATATTCCTGCGCTGGTCTACATACCTGCTCCTTAAATGTCTTATCAGCATCCTTTGCACCCGCCAAAGACATTCCTTGTGGTGAACCAATTTTTGAAATTGGTACACGATGTGCTAAAAGAATACGGTCACGGGACTCTACTGCATACTCCTTAAATGAAGAATCTTGAATTCCAGCTTCAATAGCTTTCATATCAAACTCTACACGAGCTTGATCTCCATCGGATGGTAGTGGAATATACAATGTTCTATGATTTCTTCCACGCAATCCAGTTTGAAAAAATTCTAATAATTTTCTTTCGGAGTCAGCACTTAGCTTTGCTCCCTTGACAGTAATAATATATCTTGGAACAGCCTTATTCTCAAAGTAGTCTAAGTTATAACGCTGTGCAAACTCATCGCCAGCAATAGCATTCTTTGCAGAAATAATATC